ATAAGTAATTTGTAAAAATCTTGTATATCACACATTTAGTCTGCAAAGGACAAATCGGAGTCAACCCGATATATTATGGACTTACAGCAAAATTTAGACCTTGGTATTTTGATGGACAAAAAGTTTATGCCGGTAGATTATACGAGACAGAATCAGAAGCAAAAGAGGCAGCAGAAAGACTTAGGACAGATTGTATGTTGCGGAAATCATGTCTTTAGAGTTATAAATGGAGAAAGATACTGGATTAGCACCCCACCCGATGGTTACGAGGATAAAATTTGGAGTAGGTAGTGGCATCTCTTAGGTATCATGCTGGACGCATGGTGCTTTACGAGAAAACTCCGCAAGAATGGCGTGTAAAAATAAAATCAAAAACAGGTAAAGTTGACTTAGCATTAAGTGCTAAAGAACTTGAACCAGCAATAATGGAAGCAGAATATTTATATGCAGATATAAGAGCTATAAATAGAGGATTACCTAAATGCATAGACTGTCTACATTGGTTGATAATAAAGGCAGAATGTGGACTAAGCTTGCCAGAAGGTAAAGCTAGTGGTGGTGTATGGGCTAAAGATTGCCCTTATTTTTGGGAGAGGGAGACTTAGTATTTAATTTATCAATATGATCTCCAGCTTGTTGAATAATTTTGACAAGTCTAAAATTTTCTTTTGCAAAAGCACTTATAAGATCTGGCACTTCATCAGGATCTATGTAATTTATTACTTTTCTTAAAACTAATTCAATATGAAACTCTTCTTCATAGGAAACATCAGCTAACACCCAAGGCTCTACTTTTTTTCTTTTTTTAGCTTGATTGTTAAACCAACCAGACCAAGGCATTTGTAGTCTCATGCCTCTACAATAGCTACGATGCCCTGAGATAGCCAGCTTTTCGATCATTTATTATTCTTTCTGGTGTTTGAATAGTATGCCATTTATGTTCACAAACCATACATAACCTTTTTCTAACTATTGTTTTTTTAGAGTTTCTTTGTGAGTCAATAACTTTTTGTCTAGTTACTTCTTTACACTTTGGACACTTTACAAAAGTTAATCTATGCATTTATGGATATGTGAGGTTTTATATCTTACTATATAAATAGCTATTTACAACATCATGCCATCGGGTAAGGGTTCTTATGGAAGTAAGGTCGGCAGACCTCCAAAGAAGAAAAAAAAGAAAAAGTAATTAATCTGGAAGTGAACTTATTTTTCTACTAGGAAATAATTGCTTCTCTAAAAAATCAACTGCTTGATCGTCAAGATTATTAGAGGTTTGCTTGCAAATTGTGCGAAGCAAGTCTATAACAAGCTGCTTGCAAGCTGTTGTAGAAAGAAACCTTATTAATAATGGTTTTAAAATTTTAAGCATAATTTTAAAATAAAAGAAAGATCGGGAGATAAGTCAGCCAAACCTTAAAGACTGCCCTGCCTTACTCTAATCAAGCCCCCAACCAAGACTTGATATTATCAAGAGGTATAGCTTTCAGATCCGCTTTGCAAGAGATCGTCAGGCTTCCCGACTTATTACTAATATTACTACAATTCGCAGAAAAAAACTTTATGTTAAAACTAGTGTGCCAATTAAATTAGTGTCACACTAAAATCCTATTGTTGATTAGTTGGATTTATAATAAGGGTAACCGCTGGAAGCGGCGGTTAATTTAGAACCTAGAAAATTTAACATGATTAAATTCACAAAGTTGCAAGCTGAATTGCTTGCTGATCGTCCACCTGATTGTATAGCTGATGCTTTGAGTCAGACTTACGATTGGGATTTTGACTTTATCTTTGATAAAGCGCAAGACCTGAATTGGGATATTGAAGGACGTCAATCAATCAAAGAAGATTTAGACAATTATGATCTAGAAATTCTTCACGATATGGTTGACGGAAACACGATCATGCAAAGGCTAATTGAAGCCGCTGAATTTGAAGAAGACATTACCAAAAAAGAACTTGGTAATTACAAACGAGCCTTCAAAAGCGTAATCAAGAAGCTGAACAAAATCGGCGAAGGTCACGAAAGTTATCCGATCAAAGATAACTGGATGTTGTACTACTAAACTTACGCCCTCTTCGGAGGGCTTTACACATTATTATGAAACTTTCAAAAGAAACAAGATTTTACTATATTGATTACTTACAAAAACAAGTCAATAAACTTGTTAGAGGTCAAGAGATACCATTAGGTACTATTGATCAAATGCTCTTTATGATTATGGAACTTAAAAAAGAGTAATATTACAGCCCCCAAGCAGGGGGCTTTTTTTTGTGCTAATGTATCCGCGTGTGTGGGAGTTTGTGAGTGACTAGTGGAAACTAGGCAACACTAGACACTCGCAAGAACTCTGACCCCTAGCAATAGGGGTCTTTTTTTGTTAAATTTTAATTGAGAGTTTTCTCACACACTAAAAATTAAAGTCTTGATGGGAGTCAGGGCTTTTTTTTTATTTTCTTGGTCTTAATTCAGCTACTGCTATATCTAAAGAATTTAGTCTTCCATATATATCTCTCATATCAGCATGCATATCATCCATCTTGTCAGAGATTAATTCTACTTTGGTAAGTAGGCTAACTACATCTTCTCTATTTTTCTTGCCTCTATAACTAAGTGAACCAGCAGAAACAAATACTGCTGTTAACACTGCGCCACCTGTTGCTGCAAGAAGTTCTACCACTTTTTTGGTTTGTGTCTATAGTTATATTATATACCAAAGGTATTTTATGCCAGAAGAAAAAAAGAAAAACGCTTTTCAAAAACTAAAGGAGGGCTTGGATGACAAAGAAGAACAGTTGGCTATTATTAGCCTTTTTGTTCGGCTGGGCGTTGTCGTTTGGAGCGGATTTATCGTAACTTTGAACTACATAACAATACCTGGCTATAGCGGCGATCCCAAGGATATAACTTTCCCGGCCAGTTTATTAACAGGTGCGCTTGCAACTTTTGGACTTGAAGGATCAAAAAAAGGTAGTAAAAAAGACGGCAAAGTTGCCGAGAACGAAGGTATGGTGCAAACTATAAGGGTAATAACACCTATTAAAATTGAAGGTGCTGAAGTAATCGACCCTAAACCAAGCAAATGAAAAAACTTCTTCCGTTTATCTTTGCGCTAACGGCAGCAACCCCAAGCTACGCAGATCTCTCTCATAGCATTACGGCATCTACAAAGCTTACTGTGGGAGGCGCTAGTACGACTTCTTCGAGACTAGGTAACAGCTATAGCATTAGCGGTTCTGGTGTGGATACAAGTTATACTACTGCGGCAGGTCAAACAGTTAGTGATGGATTAGGGTCATTAAATGTTACAAGTGGCGTAGCAGAAGCTCCAGCTATTACAGTTACCCAAAAAACAGCAGGTAATAGCTTCACATTTAGTCAGTCATACAATCAAGCTGATGCAATACCAGGCAGCGCTGTTACAACTGGTACTAATCCTAATTTTTCTGATAATGTTACAAGTATTGCTGGCGGTACAGCAGGGGATCTTGCCGGAACAGTTACATCAGCCGGTGCGGTCACACTAACAGCCGGAGGACACAATACTGAGGCACTTGGTCAAATAACCTCTACGTTAGTAGTTGATTAGGTAAGGTTATGTATAGGTATGCGATTCTGCTAAGTCTTCTTAGCGCACCTGTATATGCTAATAGTGTAATTCCTAATTTTAATCAAGGTGTGCTTACTCAAAGGTCGGAGACTAAGAGTACTGTGGTGGAGGACATAAAAAGTTTTGACATAAATAATGGATATCAACTAACAGTAGGTGGGGAGAACGTAAAAAGCTCAACAGGTAATGTGGCTCCGGAAGGATGGACAAAATTAAATACAACAATACAGGGAACAGGAACTACATACGTTTCTCCTAATTTAGATAACAAGCCTACGTTTTCCATCGTAAATGAAGGGGAGAGTTTTCAATACTATGAAAGTCTTGAAGCGCCAGGCATTACGAATTACACCCACATAATTAGAACCACCCAGATAGAAAATGTAACTGACACAACTAGTACGTTTAGCCAATGAAGAGATATTTATGTTTAGTTCTTTTACTTAATAATCCTGTTCTTGCAAATTCTGTAAATACAACTAGCAATTCGTCTGGAAGCGTTGTTAACCAGGCCGTACAAGTAGTGCCGTCAAGAAATTTTAATTATCAAATGAATACTATTCAATGCCAAGGAGCTACCCTTAATATTTCTCCATTTGTCTCTACAACCTATGGATTTGCCACTCCATATGAAACTCATTTTGAAAGGCCAGTATACTCAAGGCGTGATACTGAGGGTGATTTTGATGATGAAAATGAACCTATAGGTGATGGCGATGTAGATGAAGGTTATAGAGGAGAAATACTATATTTTGAACAAGTTAGAACAGGTCAAAAAAAAGCAAATGTATCTATTAATGGAGGAATAACTGCTACCTTTAGTATTCCATTAGATCGAGAACCCATAAGACAATGCCGCAAAGCAATGAAAAAACAAAATGAATTGTATGAGGCATCACTAGCAGCAAAGCGCCTTAACTTTGAAATGAGCCGTGCAAAAACTTGCGTAGATAACTACAAAAATGGGATAAGGTTTAGAGAGGGTACACCTATGGCAAAATTATGTGAAGACGTAGAAATGTTGGAATTTGAGTCGCATACGCATAAAATTGAAAAAAAATAGGGCATTTAAATCGCCTGTAAAGGGGTTGTAAAAAACCTTGCTTATGTTTATACCTTGTTAATTTTGCTTTTCATAGGTTTTTTACCAGAAAACTTTGTACCCTTCTTACCTATAGCTTTTTTAACTTTACCTATAGCTTGCTTAAATAAAGGTTTAAGTACTCTGTTTAATATTGGAGTAAGAGTTGCTGCTGTTGTTGCTACAACTGTTATGGCAAATGTTGTAGATACTGTGTTTATGCTTGGAAGATATTTTTCTACTGCGGTTGTTGGCTCATATTGAACAACACATTCTTTTGTTTCTTTTATATATTTGAAGCCAACAACTTTTTCTGTACCTTTGGCGTTCAAGTCTCCTATTCTTGGATTATTTTTTTTTGGATCTGGACATGGTGGTTCTTCTTCTATTTTAGGAACTTCTGGTTGTTCAGTTTCTGTTTTTGGTGGTTCTACGTTTGTCGGAGGTTTTTGTTCTTCTACAAGAAGAATCTTTTTCTTGTCGTATTGTAGAGGTACATATGAAGGGATCGGACATACCAACCTGTTACCGCTAGGGTCATCTATAAATAATTGACTGTTTTTTGTGCCATCATTTCTTAGCGTTACACAAGGCATTGATAACGCTGGAGGTAATGTTTTAGTTACATGAGAGACATTAGGTATTGATTGCTCTAGAGGTATCTCTATTATTGGTATTCGCGGTATTGATGTATTAGGTATTTGATTAATCGAAGGCATCTCTTTTTTTTAATATCTCTACTTCTGAAAAACATCGAGGACAGCTAAGATTAGTTCTTACAGAAAATTCTGGATATAAATTAGGGTGCATAGATTCATCGATATCAATATCGCCACCTATAATTAATTCGTTATCGCACCAGTAACATTTCATTTTTCGCTGAAATATTTATACATTGCAAAAGCACAGGCTGCATAAATTAAAATTGCTAAAAAAACAGTAATTACAGGAAAAAACATTTATTTTTTTAAAGGAAAAGGTATTGATTTGCCAGTTGTTTTGGGTAAAGCATTATCTAAAACATCAGGCATCAGACCAGATACTTGACCCATTACTTTTTCTAAAACTTTTTCTTTAAAGCCATCGCTAGTGACGTACCTGTATGTAAAGAATCCTGTACCAATAATACTTAAGGTTAAGATACTAGTTACGATAGTTAAAATGTCTAAAAATTTACGCATGGTAAAAATACAAATATTGAGAGCTATAGCCCACATAATGACTATAACTGTCTTTTGTTTAATTATAGGTATAGCACCTCTTTATGTCATGTATGGCTTAATTGATAAAGCCACTTTGCAGAAAACAAATTAATTATTTGCTTCTTTGCATAGGCCATCTAGCATATCTTTCCTTACAAGCACCTAATTTAATTTCAGCAGAAGTTAAAAAAGT